TTGCTCGGGTATTGTGCCCATGCAAGGCAAGGCAAAAGGAAGAGGAAGAGGGAAATAAGTTGTTTCATGTTTATTTTTTTTAATTTCTTTGCATTATAACCCAATTTGTGCCATCGCTTACAAGTGTTGCAAATCGATAATTAGCTGGATTAATAATTGCCGTTTGTGTACTGCCATTATAAGCGGTCGTAAATCCAATAATATTTGATGATGCTGATGTTACAACGCCACTACCTGTTTGTTTGATGATTAGTTCCCTACCAGTATATGATGAGGCTAATGGTAATGTAATCGTAACTTCGGCATCTTGATGAATATTTAACCATGTATCATTGTCCCCTACGGTTATAGATGTACTTGTACTTGATAAATAACCTCTTTTTAAATATCCTGAGGATAAATTTAACTCATCATTTAATGTGACCGCTCCCGAAATTGTGCCACCAGAACTATTGTATTTTAAATTTATTCTATCTGAAAGAAAGGTTGTATCTGTTCCGCTTGCAGTCAAAATATTACTTGCAAGACTTAATCCTGTGCCAAGAGTAATATCACCTACACCATTATTACTTGTATTTTTACCAAGTAATCTATTTGCTCCCGAAACCGAACCACTTATTGTGATTTGCCCTGACATATTTACTTGGTTTCCAAATGTTTTAATTCCATTAATTGTTTGGTCTCCTGTTAAGGATACTTTGCTATCAATGCGACTTGATAAGGATGCCGTGTCGGTTTTATTTAATTTTAGGTCAATACGGGTGGAAAGAGAAGCCGTATCTGTTTTATTTAATTTTGCATCAATACGATTACTTAGACTAACCGTGTCAAGGTTAGTCATGACATTGTTGCCGTTTTCGGTTATATCGCCTGTAACCGTTAAGGTTGAGGATATAGTTGTAGGTTTTAATAGACCAATATTTCCTGTAATCCTATCCATTGTTAAGCCTGTATTCGTAACATTTGAACCACCTAAATTATCTCTTGTTACTAATTCCATTCTATCAAGAATACCATTATATCTCAATATGCCACCAAATTCAACATCGGTAGAAGATGGAGTTCCTGTTTCCGAAAACAAAATAGATGCAATTCCCGTACTGCCAGATTTTAATAAAATATTTTTAGCTACGTCAAAAGTAAGATTTGCTATTGGCGCTATACCTATGCCAATATTTCCGCTGCTTTCTTGAATGACAGAATTACCTAATGTAGATGTGCCTGTAAATAATGGCAAAGTATTTGTTGTTCCTGTTCCCGTAACTGGGTTGGTTAATGTGTTTTGCTTTGCCGCAAATCTGGAAGTAAGGTTAAGACTTAAAGTATCTGATTGGGTAAAAAGAAACGAGGTATCAACCGCCAAAGTTCCCGTCGTGGTTATTGTTCCGCCCGTTAACCCTGTTCCCGCCGTTACGCCCGTCACCCCTTGTAAATCGGTAAATGTTGGCGCAAATGTGCCGCCGTCGTATTGCGTCAATGTCAAAGTCTTTGTATCTGTTCCAGAAAATACTGCATTGTTTATCTTATCATTAAATGCAATGTTCCAACTGTTTGAATTATTAGGAATAGATGTTGTCCATGATGTGCCCGTACTAATTGCAATCCCAGCCTCAGGATAAACAGGGTCACCTTGAGCCGAACCAACAGAACCAATGCCGCTAACAGTAGCAACCGTGTAATTTGCACCTACTTTAAACGAGGTTGAAACAATGGTAATTTTATTTGTATCGGTTAAATTATATTGGTCATTGTTCAATAACTGACCGTTTCTAAACACTAAAATATAAGCCTTTAATTGAATAGGAAATTTAGGCGTAACTGTCCAAGTCAAAACACTTGTTAAGGCTAAAGCATATTCTTGTTTTAAAATCTTAATCGTATCATTCCCAATAGCAACGTCAACGATAGAATCCCTTATCCGTGTAAATACAACCGCCGAATCAAGTAGCAAAGTTCCCGTCGTTGTGACTGTTCCACCGAGCAAGCCAAAGCCCGTTGCAACGCTTGATACCGTTCCCTTAGTGTTTATTCTTGAGGACAATGAAGCCGTGTCTGCTGCATTTAATTTTAATGCAAATCTGGAAGTAAGATTTAATGAAGAGGTATCGGCATCACGGAAATAAGGAAGAAGCATTGAAGCCGTATCAGAAATATTTACCTTATTATTTATTCTATTGGATAACGTAACCGTATCAGATAACTCCATTAATACGGTAAGGTCAGCCGACACCGTGCCCGTGGTTGTAATTGGATTTGGACTTACCGTTATTCCTGTACCTCCAGAAATAGAGGTTAGTGAACCCGAACCACCACTACCAGCACCGCCGCCACCTTTAGGAAATATAACTGTATAATTTTCACCTAACTTAAAAGCCGTCGAACCAATGACAACTGAGGCATTAGTTGGTATAGTGTATTGAGTTGGCAAAAGTATTTGACCATTTCTGTAAACTTGCACCACGTTTACACCAGCTGGGACTAATGTGTCTGTTTGTGTCCATGTCAATGTTGAGGAAGTGACATTTGTAAAATCTTGACGCGCGTAAAATCTGCCAGCCGTATCGACATAACTTTTTTTGGCATAAGGCAAAAGCATTGTAGCTGTGTCACTTATATTTAATTTTAAATTAATCCTATTACTTAATGATGTTGTATCAACTGTTGAGCCCGATGGTAATTGATTCCAAACATTGGAAGTAAAATCAAATGAATATAATTTTAGGTTAACGGTGTCAAGGATAACCCACGCATATTGATTTGAAACTGGTTGAATACTTGTGGTGTCGCTTAATGAACCCCGCCAAACCAAGCCGTCGGCGGTAGTCTGGAAACCTAATCTTTGTTTGTTTATATTAATAGGAAATTGACCGTAAAGGCTAAAAGAAAGCAATAAAAAAAGAATTGAAGGTATTTGTTTTTTACCTCCAATCCTCTTGATTAAACTACTTCCGACTTTGATTAAAACCTCTTGTATTAATATTTCACCGACGCGCCCCAATGCCTTGAGAAATCGCCTTTCTTTTTTTGGTTTTTCTATCATAACACAATGCCTAAAGTATTGTAAATATCTGTTATTTCTTCTTCGTGTTCGTCGCAAGTTGACTCAGGGCAACCGATGGCGCTTGGTATAAAGGCGGTCAAAGGTGTTGTGTAATTGCAAAGCAAATCTTTAATCCTTTTTTTCTTTACGTCCAACCTTTGTAACAAAGTATCTTGATAAAATTTTAAGCCATCAACTCCGACGTTTTGCCCATATTCATTATCAAGAGTATATAAACCATTTGAGCCAAGTTGCATAACCATGTAGGGCGAAGCTTCATAAAGAACTGCATTGGCGCAAAAAGATTTTAATTGTTTGTCCCAAATGTCCTGATAAGCCGTTGATGTAAACGCGGTTGAACTTCCCTTGTCTGTCACCATTGAATCATACAAGGTTAAGCCAATAGCGGGAACAATCCAACGGAACTCCGCATCTTGAATATGTGGGCTAATAAGGCTTTTATCAAGTCTTATGTCGGCTGGTGTTGGACGTGCAACCCCTCCAGCTATTACTTCACTCGGTTGTATTAATTGGCTCATTGGTTGGGGTTTTGAACATTACCAAGTTCGGCTTGTCTTTCCTCAGTTGACTTTAATGTAATAGGTCTTCTAACACCCTCATTTTCCCAAACGTCATTTACTTCTTGTGAAGTTTCGGGGAATCCAGATATATTTCTAAAAAATTGTTCGTCGCTTTTTTGTGCGGTTATCGCCCCACTTCGTACACCAATGCCATAAGCATTGATAAGGTTTTGTACCTCAAGAGAAGTCATTTGATTATCTGATTCTTCGTTTACTGGAGCGTAACCCAATATTTCCCTTTTTTCATTTGTAGTCAAGTTTTCTTCAACCTTTAATTCACCCATGAAAGACACGGGTAAAGTGTTGGAAATACCAAACGTCACGTCTGTGAATGCTGGGTTATAAAGCCCAATTTCTTTTAAGAACGGGTTAATAACTTTTGATAACAAAAGGTTTTGACGTGGTTTAATAACCGTATTTTGCAAGTATTCCATCTCTTGCCGTATCTGTTGGTTTGTTCCAAGTTGCCCCGACGTTGCAAAACCCGCAAGAGACTTTGACCAACGGTTAGCGACGACAATCGCTGAGGCTGCAAGGTTTTGGAGGTTTAAAAATTCCCCTTCGCTTTCTTTTGAAGTAGGTATAAAATTTGCCTTTAATTTCTCATCTCTTAAAACTTGGACGAATAACTTGTGATTATTTCCCATTCCTGTAAACTTTGACTCAATACCTTCAACAAGACTTTTTGCTTCCGCCGATGTCATTGAACCAAAGAATTGTAAAATACCTGATGGCATAAAGCCATTTTCAAACTTGCTTGTATTAAAACGCTGAATCCTGTATTCAATCTCAGCCCACATCTTCGCGCCAATCCATTCAGGTAAGCCAAAGTAAAAGTATCCCGCCGCATATTGTTTAACGTGGATAATTGAACGCTCTGTACCGTCTTCTAATTTCTTAAACTCTGGGTAAATTGGTATTTCTCTAAACCCTTCCCTTTCGTAATATGTGCCCTCGGTTGTAAGTGGCACTTCTTCCCAGTTGTCGTAAATACCAATAGACCTTATAATCTGGTCAGCCTCCGCTTTCCTTATTCCAATGTTGTAAACTGGGACATGATAAATGTAGGTGAAAGGCTGACTGCCAACCTTTCCCTTAACAATTTCTGCAAAGCAATTTCCAAAAGCATCGTAATCAAAAGCCAATGAACCAAGCACCTCTTGCAAGTTTTGTGCGTGCAAGTTTACTTGTCCAATAACTTCTTCAATTTCATTTAAGCTATCATCCGTAATTACCTCGCCTTTCATAGAGGTTGTAAGTAAGGTGTTAGACTTTCCTTTCATAGGAATAAATCCGTCACCTACAACCATGTTTACTTTATCCTCTATAATACGCCGCAGCGTTGGGGAATTGTTTACAATCGCTATGAGACTTTTTAAAAAGTCATCTTTCTGGGTAAAGAATCTAACCCACTTTGCCCCCGTGAAATCAAGCCTTTCCCTTGAAGGTTCATTGAAAATATCCTCTTGCACTAACATAGTGTTTGAGGTATCCAAAGTTACGGAAGCCAATAAAGGGCTATTGTTTCTTTTTAAATTTCTGTTAGCCCTGTTCGGTACTGCTTGAATCGTCTTCTTTATTTGGCTCATAGGTTTTTTTCTCAGGCGTGAAAATAACGTGTTGGCTAACAGATGCGGGGTTGACGCTATGCCAACCCCTTAATTCATCTTGTGTAAAATTTCCGATAGCCTTCTTTAGTATTCCCGCCTTTCCCGTTGGGTCATTCCCGACGTAAATCATCAGTTTACTTTTATCCCTAACTATCATTTTTTGTTAATCTAAGGCGTTCATGACAGTTTCGCCGTTAACAATAAATCTTGCTTTGTTTGTGGTACGGCAAGTAATCGTCAATGTTTCTTGGTTTGAATCGGTAAACAAAGCACCAGATAAACCTTCAGCACTTGTAAGCCTACTTGGTCTTTTCTTTGAGCCTATAACCTCAGCACCCCATAACCAATAATTACCCGTATTTTCAACGTGAACACAAACCAAGCCGCAAGCCTGATGCGCCATATCTTGAATAAGGTTTCTTAACTCTTGGTCGCGGCAATTAATAATACCAACCAAACTTTGCTCAATCGCAACCGACAAAGTTTCTGGGTCTTGTGTTACCGTTTCCGTAAATGCTCCAGAATTATCCCTAAATTCCACCTCGTAAAATACTGAGGCAGTTGATGACATTGTAATCGCTGTAACCGCTGCACTTGAATTAGCAGTAAAACCAGAAACTTGATTCGCATTAGCGATATAAAGTTTACCGATACCGCCCGCGCAAGTTCCATCGACACATTGATTAAGCCATCCGCTTGTTATTGCACTCATATTTATTTTAGATTAGTAGCCTACGCTAATTAATGAATGGTGGATATAATTAACACCCATCTTGAAACGAGCCTTAATATACACCTTTTCGTCTTTCTGGTCATACCAAAGTTCTAAAGCCGTCTCAGGGCTCAACACGTCGGTTGCAATAACCTTATTTTGTGGCGTTGTGTATTCCACATAATGCGGTTTAGTTGTTCCTAAAGATGTTGCGATGTCATCCCATCTCCATTGAGCCACAACAGGCACACCACGGAAGGTAAATTGCTCAACCCCGTTAATCAACTGGAGTAAACCGTAGTCACCGCCGCCGCCTTCTTCGATGTCTTCACGAAGTTGAGAATATACAGAACCAGTTACATTAAACACCTTTTGGTTAGCGGGTAATCCCTTTAATTGTAAAGGTGCTTGGTCGTAAATTGCACGAAGAATCGCAAAGCCATCACCAGACGCAAGGTCAGAGCCTGAGCCTGTGTTTGTTCTTGGAATCAAATCGTCTGCAACTAACTGAGGGTAATAAACAGTCCAAAATCCATCCAATGAGTCATAGTTAGGATTGTTGGAAGCCTGATTACCAAAGTAGGAAAGACGGGTAATGTCATTTCTTATCGCCTGTTGTGTACGGGTCAATAAAATATTTTCAATCAATGTTCCCGAAACATCTGGAAGCCTTGTACCCGTTTTCAATAACTCCTCAAAAACTGTGTCTTCAAATTCATCCCAGCACATTTCTAAATCAACCTTCATTTTTTCAACGTCGATTGTACGCTGATAAATGTCAACCGCGCCAACTGGGTTAAATCCACAACCAGAATATTTTCTTACAATATTCTCAAGGTCTTGGACAAATACCATTTTCTTTTTATTGGCGACATTTCCAAGTACACGGAATTGACCGCGTAAATCGTCATCAAAAAAGACAGGCTCTAAAAATATATTGTTTGCCTCCGTACCTCTAAAGGATACGTCAAGTTGGCTTATTTCAACTGATGCCATTTGTTTTTAATTTTAAAGGTTTGCGTAAGTAATCGTCGCCGTGGTATTTGTTAATACCGCCGCAGATTCTATTTTAAATGAAAATTCGGTCTTTGCTCCAGATTTAGACGTAGCAAAGAAAGCCTTCCAATCGTTCGCCGTGTTTAACGCGGTAGTTGAAATATCAAAGGCTGCTGAAGGTGCTGAAGAAATCCAGCGTCCGTAAGCCTCATTACCACTTTCGTCAATCAAGTTAAACTTTAAATAATCAGAAGCACTTGTAACACCGTAAATAGGCGTAAACGTAGTTCTGTCACCAGCTGAAGCGATTGCGTATGTCACGGACACGGGAATACGGTCTTCAAAGGTATCAACCCCGTAAAGTTGTTCAGCGTTTAAGCCGTCAACATTTGCATAAGGGTTGGTTCGATTAAGGCTATTTTTTCCAATGTATGTGTTGGATTGTAAAAAGCCATTCTCATTCTGGGCGGTTGGATTGAATGCCATTATCTTTGTGAAATTTTAGATTTAACTAATGAAGCAAAAGAATCAAAGTGACTCGATTTTGCTTTTGTTTCAATAATCTTTTCAGATGTTGTTCCGCCCGAAGGAAGCCCAACGCCTTTTTTAACTTGTGCCCTAAGGGCTACTAATTCTTTTCCCAATGTTTCAAGAACCGTTTCAATTTCGTTAATAGAGTTCTTTTGTTCATCGGTCTTCTTGTACATCGATTCCATTTCCTCTTTTTGCTTTGAATGAATTGCCTCCATTTCTTCGGGACTCATTACAAAATAGCCATTGTCTTTTAACATTTGGATTGCGTCACTAATCTCGTCATTCTTTGGCTCGTCTTTTTTCATCTCTTCTTCTTCGTGCATAACATTTTCGATATTGTCTTTATCGTCCATATTATTTAAAAGCGATTTGATTTTTTCTAAAATGGAATTACCCATGTCATCGTCTTTTTTGTTGTTGGTTAATAATGCGGCTGGTACATTTAGAAATTTGCTTAGGCTATTTTGCAACGGTAATAAATCAATATTTTTTTCGCCAACTTTTACAATTTCATCAATGAAACCAAACTCTAATGCTTCCTGTGCGGTCAACCATGTTTCGGCTGCCATCATTTGTGTAATCTTGTTTTCAAGGTCTTTCTGCCTCCCTTTGCGCTTATAAACCGCAGCCGAATAAATGTCCAATAACTTTGCTTCCATCTTGTCTAACAATTCAGCCGTTGCCTCAAGTTCGTCGGCGTTACCCATCGTGTAACTCCAAGGTCGGTGAATCATCATAAAAGCGTTCTCAGTCATTTTTACATTATCCGCCGACAACAGTACAACCGTTGCAATACTCGCTACGAGTCCGATTCCTGTTGCCGTGGTTTCCTCAGGGTAATTAGCAATTAAATCAGCTATCGCCATTCCTTCGGTAACTGAGCCACCACCAGACGAAATAACCAAGTTAATTTCCTCACCCTTTGCGTCGTTAATTTTACTTCTTACAGAATTGTATGAATTAACAGATTCAGAAATTTCCCCTAAAATATCAATATTATATTTTGCCATCGCTTTGCTTTCCTTTTCTCTTTCAATCTTTTTAAACTTTGCCTCTGCCCAATCCTTCATCGCACTTCCGCCCCATGCGTCAAACATTATTGAACCGCATATTTCATTTCCATCTTCATCAAAGTATTTTCCTTGGTCATACGTTTCCGCACGGGAAAGAAAAGAATACGTTCTTTGGACGGTATCCTCAGACAAGCCTTCGCCATTTGCGATTTGGTTTGCTCTTAACCAGCCAACGCGAGTTCCACATGAAGAGCCGTTGTCCTTCTTATGGTTTAACGCCTTCCGTGCGTTATTCTTTGCCGTGTCTGGATAGTCCGCGTATGTCATGCAGTAAATTTATTTATTATTATTTTTCTTATTCCTTTTTTTGCTGATTCCATAGCCAAAGGACTCAGGGTGCTGAATCATGTTATACACGGTTTTTTCGCTTAATCCTGTCCTAATGCTTATATCTAAAATAGCATTCATCTTGCTTTCATTTTCAAACAACGCGGCTGGATACAATTCCATGACCATAAACTTTGCTATCGTCAAATCTTTTATAATGTTGGTTTTGTAAAGAAAGTCAATGAGGGTATAAAAGTCTGATGTTATATTATCCTTATCGCATAATGCTTTAAATTTTTGCAAGATGCTTTCCTGAAATTCAATTAATAATTCCTTATCAATGTTATTTTTCTCATTGTTCATCGCGCCAAAATTGTACTATTTGCCTCATTTTTCCAACTACCTTTGTTCTGCACGCTGGGCAGTTCCTTCTTTCAGGCTCATAGTTGTTTACAAAATTGTTGTAAATATGGAATAAATAATCCATGTCCGACGGGTCAATAGATAAAACCCTGTAAGTCCTGTCAACCGTTGCCATGACTTGCGTCTTATAATCTTCGGGAATACGTGCTGCTAATTCTCCCCAAATTGAATTTCCTTTCATACAGTTACACATTTATAAAGTTGCTTTTACTTTTAGTTTATTCCCCTCAGCTAAATCCCTTGCGATGTCATCGGAAACGACGTAGGCTTGAAGCCTGTCAATTCTATTATTTATTGCGTCGGTCTTTGCCTCAATCACTTGTAAAAAGTTGCTTAAATCATTGTTACCTGATATGGCTTGTATCGGTGCAGAAATTGGCGGAACGATACCACCTTCGGCAAAACCTTTGATTCCAATGCGTCTAAAGGTAGGTGAACCGCCTAATAAACTTTGTTGCCTTTGGTTTAATACAACCTCACCACGTTTTACATAAGCAAGGACGTTGTCACCGTTTGACCGTGTAGGTATATTTTGTTTACGGTTTATTCTTTCACCAGTTACAACGCCACCTTCGGCAAGGGGCTGGGCGACTATGGTTGCAATTTGTGCGGCTGCTGCGATACCCGTTGGAATGGCTGCAAGTAAATTGGCTGGGAAAGGAACAGACGCCAACGCCCTTTGAACCGCCAAAGCCCCTTGAATAATTGCCTGTATAATAGCAATCTTCTTATCTTCCTTTGCTGCCTTTAATCGTATTGCTTCGGCTTCGGCTTGTTGTTGTACTAAAAGTTGTTTTTGTGCTTCGATATCCTTTTCAATTCTTTTCTTTCTCAACCCCGATGCCTTTTCAGCCTTTGCTTCAAGTTCTGCAATATTGTTTTCCGTGTTGGTTATCTGTTCGTTTATTGCCTCGGCTTCCTTTTGTGCCCTTGCCTGTTGGAAGGTAGAAATTATATCGGTCACCGAAAGAATGGAATCGCTAATTGAATTAATTAATTCTTGAGTATTTGCTTTTTTATCTTCTAACTTTTTCCTGTCAATTTCTTTTAATTTTTCAGCCGCTTCTTCTTCATTTTTAATATTCTCTTGATTGGCTTTTTCAATGTCATCAAAATTCTTTCGGTAAACATTGACTTCCTCTTTTGATAAACCTTGTTTGCTTTTAATAAAATTAGCTTCGGCGTTTTGTCTTTCAACAATTAAGTTTTCAGCCTCTTTACTTCCA